GCGAGGAGTTAATTCTACTTCGGCGCTTGAGAATTGCGAGACGAGTGCGATTGGTCGTGCATTGGCTAACGCAAATTATGCTTCGAAAGGCAAACGCCCTAGTCGTGAAGAAATGGCAAAGGTCAATAATGCGCAACCAAAGCCGTTCCTAACTAAACTTGAAGAAAAGATCATTATGGAAGTCGAGAATGATCCTTGGACATCTAAGGAAGTACATCCAACTCCCTCAGCTTCAGAAGCGATTGATCTAATTCAGGATGTATTGGGCGGAGCAAAGATCGATGATGATATTCCTAGTTGCGAGCATGGAGTAATGAAGTTTCGCGATGGAGTATCAAAGAAGAATAACAAGCCTTGGGCGCAGTTCTCATGCCAAAACCCAGCAGGCGGATTCTTGGAAAAGTGCGAACCGATCTGGTTAGAGATTAATAATGATGGCAAGTGGGTTAAGCAGAAAGGGCGCGGATAATGAGCAGCCTACAATTTATGAACCAAGACGGTGAATGGGAATCATTCCCTGATGTCGATGTTATCGAGCATTACAAGAAGATCCGAGAGAGCGTTAAAGCCTCAGGGATCACTACTCGATGCTGTCTCTGCAATCGTGAATTCGATGTATCAGAGATCGTCATAACTGGTGGATCTTTAACTGCTGGCTTTACCTGGTCATGTCCTGATTGCCATGCAGTAACTCTGGAGTCTAATGTCTCAAAGTAGAAAACATCGCGGCTTTCGAACAGAAAGAGTGGTGGCTGATTATCTGAGGCTCTGGTGGGAAGGGGCTTCAGTAGGTCGAGGTTCAGGGCGCGACATCCTCAATGTCCCGTTCGATTGCGAGGTTAAAGCGCGTACTGGACTCGATGTAAAGGGAACGCTCCGCCAGATCGAATCTAGAACAGCAGAAAGCGGCTTATTGGGGTTCGCTTGCTTTCGGCTCAATGGACAAGGTGAACAAGCTAGTGATTATGTTGCAATGCTTCGTTTATCTGATCTGGTGGGGCTTCTTCTTGAAGCAGGCTACGACAAGCGCAAAGACATCGTTCAAGATAAAGATGTAACCCGGTGCAAGGCATGTGGCCAATGGACTATTAGCAATCCATGCAATTACTGCGATAAGGAAGCGATATGAGTAGCGATAAAGAGAATGATCCAAATGTGCTACCTAAAATTATGCACACGTGTTATTGCGGCTATTCATTGATAGGGGCTTATGAGTTTCTAGGTGGACAAGCAGGAGTTAGCAGGCTCTTAGTAGACCATATTCAGAGTGTTCATGGAGTTGCCAAGTAATGCCGATCTATGAGTTCGAATGCACTAATGATCGATGCGAAGCCAATCTCAGATACGAGAAGGAGTTCAAGATAAATGAAGATCACCTGGTCGAATGCGGCTTATGCCATGAACCAATGCGCAAGATTTATAGCAGTTTCGGTATCCAGTTTAAAGGCTCTGGGTTCTATTCTACGGATAAGTAAGATGCGCATCACCGTTCTGAGCAGGACTTATGTTAATGTGCTTGGAGCGTTCGGTACACTATCGGCTAGAAGCCATCAAGGCTTCAACTCGCGCCTGAAAGGCGTAGCGCGTGTGTTAGCCGTTGTTATTGGGCTATCTCTATCTATTGCAAGCATTGATAGATCAGAGGCTTCAATAGTGCCAAATAAGAAGCTAAGAGAATTGGCTAACTATCAATTACCAGATAATCAATATAAATGTCATAACGAGATAGTTCATAGAGAATCATCATGGAATATCAATGCAGTTAATGGATCACATTATGGCTATTACCAATTAAGAGTTAAGGCAGTTAAAGGCAAGCCATACGATTATCAGTTCTTCATGTATTGGTATTATGTATCTTCTAGATATGGATTAGATTACGAGATCCCGGACTATTGCAAAGCATTGCATCATCTCAAGACTAAAGGATGGCAATGAGTAAGTTAAGTGATAAGGGATCTACTGCTGCTTGGCGTAGACTTCGATAACCAGCATCGACACCCATTGAGTAAAACAAAACTACTGTGGCAAACCAACCAACCATCAATAAACCAATTTCGTAGATAGTCATTATGCAGCCACCATTTCTGAGGCTGTCTGCTCGATGAATGATTTAGCTTCTTTTAGTGTCTTAAAGATTGCCCAGATAGAACCTTCGATACCGCAAGCCCAGCCATTCTTGCCAAGTTGTGCAATAGCGTCTGGATCACCTTCGTGCATCATGCGAACATCTGTAATCCAGAACTGACCACTTTCGTATGATCCGTAACCGATCTTATTCCAATTCATTTTTGCTCCCGATCCGCCAGAGTTTCTGGCTTCTTGGGATAAGCATGGCATGGCTAAATCCGCTTGCCTAGCATATTTTGATAACGAAACGGTAACAATTCTTGGTCATCAACATGGTCATCGATTGTCCGATTTATGTCTGGAAAGTCATCGAGGCCTGCCATAGCGCCTTCCATGAACCACGAAGGTTCCATCCTTTTCAAGGTTTATTAATGTTACCTGGCTGTCTTCAACCAGAATAAAAGCCTGCTGCCAGTTCATAGTTCCCTTGGTATAACCAGCCTTGCGAACATCCATTAGATGTCCACCTTCGACTCCACGCAGAATACGGCCTATTTTGCCCCCAGAAGCCTCTGTAAAGGCCGATGAGCCAGCGCGGTGAGTATGACCGCAGACCACGCTTAAACCGTGCCTACGAGCCGCTCCAAGGGCTGTAAGGCCTGCATTAGGGTTAATACCCTGTTCATCTCCATGAACTGCAACCCAGCCCTTAGTGAACGCGTATGGCTTCTTGTGATAGGTAATGCCCAATTCATCTAAACGCATGAATCGCTCGAACTTGAGTTCTGGCAAGGCTAAGAATGCTGGGATCTTTTTCATGATTACATTGTAAAGACGGTCGGTATGGTTAGAGCGGATCATGTGAGCCTCTTTCGAATGCTCAACCAATGACCAGAGAACCTCGACCGCTAGATCGCGATCCTCAGCTAAAGTCTGTTCGTACCATCCTGGCGTTCCATCGCTCCATCGGCTGATCTGCGGGAGATCGATTTCGTCTCCGAGAGTAACCACGCTGTCTGGGCGATATGCCTTGATAAAAGATGCAACATTGCGTACAGCAACTTCGTCATGATATGGAACCTGTAGATCTGGAACGATTACAGTTCTTTTCATTGTTAATCCTCATCGTCATCATCGTATGGGATCTCGCCCGGCAGATTAGGAAGCCAGTTAGGAGTAGGCAAGATTGTTGCAGGATAAGTTAAAGGTTCAAGCAAAATAGCCAATGCCATTTCGGTTGAGAATCCTGCTCGTCTTAGGGATTTGTAATACTCATTAAGCCCGATGCAGTACTGATCGAGAATAGAGTAAGCCTCTAGATCGATAGCCTTCTTTCGTGCCATATTAAAATTATCGCTCTAAGAGTATGTTGTAGATCTCATCGACACGCGAATTGAGTCGCTTAATCTCCGACAGCAAGTGCGTGATCACATAGCCAGCCAAGCCACCCACTATCGCAAGCGTGGCAATATAGAGATTTAACATGTCCGTCTGAGTCATTTTTTAGGTGTCGCATAACCGAAGATGCCAGCAACGATTGAACCAAGGATCGCCCGGTAATCGAGTGCGAAGTTAGAAGTAGTTCCCCATACGGCCAAGAATGCTCCGATAGATACTATTGCTGGGTGCTTCATATTCATTTGCTTGCTCCTAGTAGTGGGATTTGAAAGAACGAACTATCTTGATCGCCCTTGATACTGAAAGATATATGGAGATGATGGCGGTGCTTATTGATGCCCGTATAAGTTCTCCAACGCCAGGCGCTTTTGGCGCTTGCAATCTTGCCATCGAAGATGATGTACGAGATGCGTTTATCAGACTTTGCCAACTGACGAAGTTGATCCGCCACATCGGGCATGATGTCTGGCTTTGGTTTCCCTGATAAATCGCGGTCAACATCAATGGCACGAACCCAGCCCTGCTCATCTGGATTATGGTCAGACTTACGAGCTGAGTGCCGACTATCACCGATCCAGCCGTCTGAGGTGCGATCACGATCGC